CAGCGCAAGCACGAAGTCTTCCGGATACAAAGTGATGTCCGTGAGCAGAGCAGTGTAGTTCGCGTATGCGTTCGAAGCAACGTTCGTGTAGATCAGCGGCACGTTGTATGGAACGATCGTTGCAGTGATTGCCAATGAGAGGTTGACCTTGCTCGTCCCTGCGACTGCAGCGGCCAGAGTCAAATGGAAACTGATGACCGTTGTGCTCGAAGCGTTGACGTAGTAAACGGTCCCCGCTGTGAGCCCGCCAGCGGTCGCGCTGACTGTGACGCGCATGCCGGTCACGAGATTGTGCGCAGCGGCAAAAGTCACCGTCTCTGCGGTCTGATCCGTGGATGTAGGAACAATTGGGTCAGGAAGCCAATTGAAGCGATCGAAGTCCTGTCCAGGCTCATTCTTCGAAGCGCCTTCCGGAAGCACCCTGTTGAGCTTCAGGAGATCCGCTGGAGTATCGTAGGCGAATGCCCACTCACCAACAAGCGGACCATCGAGATTATCGACGTCATGAATGACGAGCAGAGCTTTCTTCGCGGCAAACTTCCATACATGCGCCTTCAGGCAGATCTCCAGGGCGACAGGATAGAAGCGAGCCAAATGGATTTCGTTTGGAGTTGATGGTGAATCGATACTCGTTACCGGCTTCGACTCGCCAAGATGGGACAGAGAAAGATTTGCAATATCGACCTTAGTTGACGCCACAGTTCACCGCCTAAAAAGTTTGGGCTCTGGTTTTCTTCACCAGAGCCCATTCTACCACAAATTAAGGAACAAACTACATCATCAGTTCGTTGACGTCCGTCTTCTGTCCCTTCTCTTCTTTCGGAGCGCCCTGGCCCAACGACTCGGGATAGTCGATGTACCATTTCGCCTTTGCCTTCTCATCGACAAAGAAGATCGCTCCCTCTTTGACTCGTCTCCCGTTCTTGAACCCGATAGCGACTGCCTTGACTCGTTTGCTCACGACGGGCCTCCTAGTTGTTCAAGTTCTGAGGATACGCCTGATACGAAACAGGCTGTTCGTTCGACATCCAGGACGCGACCGTTATGTCTGCCGTACCATTCCCATCAGCGACAACTGCCTTCACACGCAGATATTGCTCGTTGGCGAACGGAAGGCTAACTCCGAACGGCTTGGCACCGTCAGCCACGTTGTAAGGCACAACGATGGTAGCGATGTCTGATGGAGAGCTGAACGAAGTGTTATCGTCAGTCTGCAACGTGAATGTGAACGTCGATGTGGTTCCGATCGAACCACCTTTCGCGAGAACCGCCAAGATCCAATAGATCGGCTCGCCGGGTCCGAGATCGAAATCTCCCCCGCAATTGTAGAAATCACCGATGTCATTCGTAGTCCCAGCCGTAAGGTGCTTAGAACTGGCGAATTCTGCTCTTTTATCAATCTGCATTTTCCTTTCCTCCGTTTGAATTCTGAAGGGGGCCGTAGCCCCCAACCAGTTTAGACTACCCGATCTTCCGTGTGCAGGATGGCGTCGCACCGACCGACCGGCACATCATCGTAGCTCACGAATTTCTTTCCGCCGATGTTCTCAAGAGACAGCGTGGAATTCGCAATTCCCTTTCGTGCCTGACGACGCAGGAACGATCGGATCGTTCGGCTGCAATAAAACGCCGGACGGCCCGAAGAAAGATCAGGCGGAAGTTCCAACGCCTGGGACATCAGATCCAACAGATCGGCGCCGGTTGCGGCATCCTTCGTCAGACCGCTGAGATCAATGTTCGCGATTCGGACAACGTAGCGCCAGTCGCGCACGACGAGGCCGCAGCTCCACTTGTAGTGAGTGCGATATGCCTGCATGCGTCCGCCCGCTCCGTCAACATCTTCGATCGTGACTTCGCCGTGATCTTTCATTTCGATTCCGGCAGGCACGTTCTTTGGATAGATGTTGAACACCGTCTGCGGTCCCCAAACGATGAGCCACATGGAAGTCAGGTCATCGTCATTTCCCGCTGCGTCGATGATGTTGTATCCGCTCGCAGATCCGGTAAGAGAATTGAATCGAGGCGCGAGTCCCGTGAATTCCGCTGGCGCTGTTCCTTCGTTTCCGTAGAACAGGGTCGATGCGAATTCCTTGTTGATGCCTTCGATGTGCGCAGCGTCTTCGGACAAACGGAAAGATGCAGCGTTGCCGCTCTTGTCAGCCAGTTCCTTGTCCACTTCTGCGTAGGCCCACAGACTTCCGGTTGCATCCTTGATCTGTGCGCGAGTCGATTTGTTTGGCTGCACTCCACCGTACAGCTTGCGCCATGTCGGTACAGGCAGTCCGGTTCGAACAGTCGTTACGTGCGTGGTGTCTTCGTTCGTGGGAAGCCACGTTGCGTGATCGAGGATGTCGTTCTTTTGATGTAACATCTCAACTACCGTGGCGATGCCGCCATTCGGATCGGTGGCTTTCGCAATGTCCAACAGGGTTGGGTTTGCAGTCGATAATTCAGCCATTTTCTTTTTCTCCCTTCTGACGGTGCTGCCGTCGATTTCAAAACTACGGTTGCGATTTCGCCACCTGATACTAAGTATCTACCGAGGCGAAACTAAAAGTCAACTCCGCAACAATAAATATTCTACAGCACCCCAAAGAATTTCCGGATTGTCTTTCGCGTGGCCGAGCATGGCGTTGCACTTCCTACACAAAACACCGCGTTGCTTTCCGGTTTTGTGACAATGATCCGCACAAGGATCTTTTCCGAGATCCTTGTAGCAGATCGCGCATTTGCTATTCTGCGCCGCAATTCGCGAAGCAAACATTTCGGCGGTAAATCCGGTGGCGTGCTTTCGACGATACACAACCATATCGTTTCTGTGCGTGGCATATCTGCGCCGACCGTTAGCGAGAAGCTTTTCCCGATTTTTCTCGCGATACCGTTTATAACGAGCTTTTGTTTTTTCGGGGTTTAGCGCCATTTACTTTTTCTTCGTCATCGTCGGAAACATTTTGGACTCGGGCGACTTCGCCTGTTCAGTTTCTTTGCCGGTGATGAGTTCACCGTCCGGAGATATCTTTTTTCCGATCTCGAACAGCCCCCGCAGAATCATCGGATGATCCAAGAACATGTGGTCGTTCACGTTCTTCGCGAGGCCGGGGAAGAATGTGTCGAGCGCTTTCTTTGCAGTCCCAATATTCTCAGTGAAATTCCCGGCGCCGAGAACAGGATCTTTCTTCGCTTCTTCTCTCCAGCCTTTCACCATTTCGTCGGTCTGCTTCTGATACTCCGTGTTCGCAGCTTCGACGGATGCAACTTCGCGATCGAGAAGTTTCTGTGCCTGCTCCTGCGACAGTCCGTTTTCTTTTGCGAACGCTGCGATGGGTTCCGAGATTTCCTTCGCAACTTCGACTTCCGACTCGACTCCCTTCTCGTCCTTTGTTTTGACCTTCGTGAATTCGTACTTCTCCGGAACTGTCGGCGGTTTCGGTTGCGCGAGTGAATGATCCAGGAAAGCCTGTGCTTGTGCCTGACTCATCTTGTGCGTCTTGGCAAACTCCGCAACCTTCGTTACGACGTCTGTGGGCGCTTCAACTTCAGTCTCGACACCTTTGTCGTCTTTCGTTTTAAGTTTTGCGAATTCGTACTTATCCGGTACGACGTGTGCAACTGGTTCCTCTGTACCTTTTCCGCCTCCGAGCAGCGGGCCTCCGTCACCTTCTCCGTCAACCGTCAATAACATCCGGTTGTCGATTCGCTTCAGCAATGATTCGTGCATCGTTGTGTGTCTCCCTCAGTAAAATTAGTAATTGATCGAAACAGTTGGTTTCGAGATCTTTGTAGATCGCGAGCGCAAGCGCACGCATACCTTCATTGAAATCGGTGGCCTCGCGTTTCTCCGTTATGCTGGATCGCCACATCCCGCCAAGTCGGAGAATACGCGCAAATGTCCGGCGCCCTGAGACTGTTGACATCAGGTACTCCAGATCGTTTTTGACTTGTTGCTTTTGTTCTTTCGGTGTCATCAATATGCTGCCAAATGCACCATGACATTCGGAGGCAGGCTCTTGTCGATGTCGATGTGAACATGCTTCGGTGCGATCTCGAAGCGCGTGATGCCTCGTTTGAGCGCCATTGTGATTATCTTGAATCGATACGCGCTATCAGGACATGCGATATCTACCGCGAGCCCGCGCAGGTGAGCTGAGTTTGGAACGCCACCTATCTTGGCATTGTGCTGCGGGGTTCTGAATCCGGAGTTGATTATCATTGGACGTCCGT